AGAGTTGATCCCAAGAATTCTTTTGCCAAAGTATATTAATTTTATTTGGATCTATTGGTACTTTACCAGGAATTGATGTGCAAATTTGGAATTTATCTAGTAAATCTTTTGAAACATATTTTTCTAACAACTCGTGTTGAAGTTCGGTTGCGCCTCTAGGTTCCATTATTCCTTTGTTTTAGCACCAATAGAACCTGCTCTAGTTACAGTAATTTCTAGGTCTTGTCTAAAATCATTTTCAGTAGTATCAGTATTGGGATCAGCAACATCAGCATCAAAATCAGCTTTAGTATTATAAACCTTCCCTGTTCTTTTGTGTTTTATAATTTCTTTTGCTTCTGCTGGTATTTTTATTATATCACTCATTGTGGCCTTCCTTGTCTGTTATATTTCTTATAACTTCTTTTCTCGGATTTTGAAAGATTTTTTTTATGCTGTCTAATTCGTTTTTTTGGTTTTGGTCTTGGAGTAAAAAATTTAAATGTTCGTTTAGCCATTTTCCTGTGATCTATCTATTTGAGCATAAGAAATTATGCCCTGTATTTCATCAGCTGTTCCAGCGGTCATTTTAATTATATCACTAGCCTCTAAAACTAAGGTATGATTTATTATATCCTTTGTAGCTGAAGCAGATAAGGATTCATTAAATATTCTAAAAGTAGCAGAAGCTGAAGCATCCGTAATTTGAACACTCAAATTAACAGCACCTGTTGAACCATTATTAATTTGTATTTGTTTAACTAATATTGTTGCATTAGAAGGGGCTGTGAAAACACTAGTAGTCCCTGTTGTCGTTAAATTTAAACCTTGGTTTTTATATTGTATTGTCATGATAAAAAGAAAGTAAAAGTATCTTGTTCATTTTTTAATTCTTGTTGATATGAAGTGTTTAGCTTATCTTGCATAGTTCGTAAAGACTGAGTTACCTGTCTTTGGTTTTCTTCAGTATAAATAGGGGTTGGCTCAGGTATTACAATATCTACTCTAGCCATTAAAAGTTGTCTCCTCTTCCTCGATCTTGTCCTCCTCCGTATCCTCCAGATGATCTTGAACCGGACGTTGAAGGAGATGATGAAGAGCCTCCACCTCTATCCCCTCCACCCATAGCTACATCTCTAGCTGAGGGCTGCATGTTTGCAATTTTTGCATTTAAAATATTTATATTTCCTTGAGAGTCTCTATTAGCATCTCTCATAATTGCCTTTTCTATTCTTTTGTTTCTTAAAACATTTGCTATTCCTAATGCAGGACCTTTCAAAGCACTTACAGCAGCCAATGGTGCAAAAGGTGTTGAGTAACCAATCATAGAACCTAAAACGTTTTGGCCTATTTTGCCTAACCCAAATTTTTTAGCAGCAAACTTTATACCTTGGTTTTTAAGAATATTCCCCGCTATTTGTTTTGGATCTATCTGAACAGGACCAGTAACAAAATTATTTTCCATAGATGAATCAACTAAAGGTGCAATACCTTGTGGTTGTAAGTTTTGCTCAAAAGACGGTGTATAATTTGAAAAGCCTTGTTGACTCCGCGCGTTAGCTATTTGTGCTTGTATTGCTGCTTCTATTGGATCCATTATCCCCTCATTCCATCTAATTGTACGTCAGCTCTAAAAGTTCCAAATCTCCAGTTTTGATCTGTTGATGTATTTGCAATCTTCAAACTAGCGAATCTACCCCTAGCTCTAGTGTCAACTTTTTGAGTTGTTTTGGTGACCGTGAATGGGCCAAGTGGAGACGATGCTTCAGTATCACTTGGAAAGTCTCTTAACAAAATAGTCACCTGCGCATCACCTTCTATAGTTTTAAAATCAGGAACAAATCTTCTCATACTCATAAAAAATTCGCCACTTGTGCCATCAGGATTTAAACTAAAGTCTCCTGATTCAATAAAAGCTGGAATAGCTGTTTTATTTCCTGCTGAATCTACTTGGTTAAATCCAGTTTCATGAGCATAGTAAATTGTTGACCCATTAATATTTGTAACTCCTTGAATTGGTGGAAAAGTTGGTAAGCCTGTTGCATTAAACTCGGTTGCGTAAGGTACAGCATATAGATTTGCATCTACCCAAGTTGTTCTAGCAAGAGATCCTGTTACCCAAGTTCCGTCTTGATAATTGTAGGTAACATTTCTGTCAATAAAATCAGATCCACTTTTTGGATAGAACCAAGTAATTTCTTCATATAAATGATTAAGACCTACAAAAACCTGTTCACCAGCTTGATAATTAATTCCTAAATTATTTCCATTTTTTGTAGTAAAAACAAAATCTTCTACTTGGCATGGTAATGATTTAACTGTTCCATCATAGACAAAAAATCCACCTGACTCACCCATCCAATAAACTACACCATTGACATATTTAATAGAATGTTGGCCAATAGCACCACAGTTAGAACCTACTTGTCTGATTGAAAAAGTAAAAGGTGGTCCAACAAACTGTATTACGTACGCAGAGTTATCAGTTAACACAAGAGTGTAATCCTTACCTTTAACAGCCCCAACTATTTTAGTACCAGAATCTAATCTAAAAGTACCTGCAGTATTTACAGAAGTAGGTGCGTAATCTGTTATATCTTCTTGGTCAGAAAATCTTATAAACATTTTATCCTGTGTTCCCGGAGAACCGATGGTAGTTTCTGTCCCCATGTGAAACAGATGTCTGTCTCTATCAGAGACTAAAGTGAGAACAGATGCAGTAGGGGCATTTGAAACCAATGCAGCTCTTGTTGTTAAGGCATTAGAATTTGAATTTATTGGATTCCATGAGAAGGTATTACCATTTTTAATAGTAGCTATAAGCTGTTCACCAAAATTGTCTAAAGACCAAGAAGCAGGATCAATGCTTAATGTTTGCGAAAGAGAAGCTTGACCCCATGCAGTATAATATTCTACTCCTGCACCACTTGCATGTGCAGATCTTGTGCCCGCAGCTGCTCTTGTTATACCTGTTAAATCGTTTGATGATATACCTGTGTAAGAAATAAATTCTGCACCAACTTTAATAGTTCCTGTTGTTGGAAATCCAGAGGTTGAATTTAAGGTGATTGAGGTTCCAGAGCCTCCAGTGCCTGCTGTATCATCTTGTAGTAAACCATTTAGGGTACTAAAAACTTGTTGGCCACCACCCCATAATCCAGTGCCCCAACCAAATCCGTATGAGTTACCTAATGCTCCAACTTTTACATATGGATTTATTGTTGCAGATCCACTTGCACTTACTGACGTTCCAGCATTTGCTGCCATAGTAATAGTAAATGTATTAGCGGTTGGAACTGAAACTACTTGAAAAGTATTTGTTGTAAAATCTGATGCGCTGTAACCTGCACCACTTGGAGGCGTTACAGAACTAAATGTAAATAAATCTCCTGCTTCTAATGCATGTGAGGGTTTGTTCACAGTAACGGTTGCAGAACTATTTACAGTAGTAAATGTACAACCTGTTTGTGCTGTGTCCAACGGAGTTATATCATAAAAAGAACCTTCATAATAAACTACCAAAAGTTTATTTGTACCTATGGCTGCATATCTTCTACCATCTAAATCAGCCCAAACAAATTGTGCCCTTGCTGCACCTACTAATGTAGATGATAAAATCTCTGTCCAACCACCGATTTTTTCTGGTAAGCCATATCTAAATCTCACAAAATCACCATCAGTCCATTTACCCTCCGCACCGGTCTGTGTGACTTGTTTGTTAAATCCTGGGGCTATGTTTACTCTTGTTAAAGGCATGCTTTATTATATCATTTTATCTAAGAGGTCTCTATATCATCCTCTTCATGGGAAACTAATTCTTTAGTTTTTTTGTCAAATTTTAAATGAAAATCTGAGACTATTTTAACTAAATTATTTGAAAAATGCTTTAAAGCACTAGCCTCTAATGTAAATTTGCCTTTGTCTTGAATTATTTTTTTTTCATTATCGGTAAAAATTATTTCTGCTGAACCATTATTAAATTGTTTTATAATCATTATTTACTTAAACCAAAAGTTTGTCTCTTGTCTTTAAACCATTCTATATTTGGTCCTTTCCTATTAACATAATGTAAAAAAGCCTGCATGTGATAATCGCCTAGAAATTCACCTCTACTGTGAGTAAATTCACACCCTTTGTATATTAACGCATCTCCTTTTTCTAATAAAAAAGATTTGTTATCAACTATTATAGGCCAGTCAGTTTTATCAGAGTCAATCATAACTGTAACACTATACTCACACGATGGTCTATCTGTATGAGCTGGTAAGTCAGAAAATTTTGTGTAACATCTCCAATAAGAGTATGTTGGTAAAAGCTCTAAACCTATTTCTTTTTCTATTAATTTTAATTTATTTATCATAAGGCTTTCCATTAAACAATCTCCATAAAAACTAGAATCACAATTAGCGTTTGGTCCTTCTTCTTCAAAATTATTAAAATTAGTTCTATGTCTCATTTTACAGTATGTTGTCAATAAATTTAATTCATCTTTAGATACAAAATTTTTTACTTTTTTATATTTAAAATTTATCATAAAGCCCAAGTTACCACAGTGTGTCTTACACCTTTTGTAACTTTATTTACACGATGAGGAAATAAAAAATTACTAGGCCAAACAATAAATCTGTTAGGTTTTTTTTCTATTATATAATCTTTGTTGTTAAAATTAAATACAAGTTCTCCTCCCTCATAATCATTATTTAATAAAAATATACCACTAAGTGTTCTGGGGCAAACAGAGAAATGATCAGTATGTTCTGTGTAAAAACCATCTTGCATATATTTTAAAATTTCTATAGTTTCTATATTTTTCACATGACAATGATTAAATTCTTTACAATAAAAATCAAAAGATTTAAAAAATTTATAGCATAAATAATTGTGCCAATGAGTATCAGACAAAAATTCAGATGTAATAGACAAAGCTTTTGAAAAAACATTTCTTACATTTTTGTCTACCCTACTAGACTCGCCAACCCTTGCGTCATCATAATTTTGACAATTTATAAATCTTAAAAAAACACTTAATGTTTTATAATTTATAAAATCATCATAAATTTTTATATATTTTTCTAACTCCAACTTTTTTTACTCCAAAATCGTTCCTTGTAATTATTTAATATTTTTAATCCATAAAATATTTTTTTTGAATTAAATTTATTTGTATCGACACCAATAATTTTCATCTTCCAAGACTCTCTTTTAAAAGGTATGACTTGCACATAAGGTGTGCCTTTTTTAATTATAGTTTTTAAACTATTGTATTTGTCACCATTTATAAGCATAGGAAAATTTATTTCTTGTTGAAACGTATCTGTATCCACTATTCCAGGTATTATAGAAAATCTATCATCACTATTATTTAATGGTGGGAGAAATAAACAAGAATACCCAGGAGGTGTTTTAATAATCCAAGGATTCAAAAATTTATATATAGGTAAATTTTTATTCATTTCTGAAAAAGGTGATCCTTCAACTTGAATAAGATCATGTATTGATGCTCTTTCAGAACTAAGGTTGATCCCTTTAGCTTTTATTAAATCATGAAACATATCTCCTGTTCTGTAAAAAGAATCCATTTTTTTAGTATCTTCATTCAGAACATTATGTTCTATTTGATAATCTTGTGGTATTTTCAAAAGATACCCTGATGTTAATGTATCTAAAAAGGGCATACACCCTTTTATTGTAAATTTTTTATTACTTAAAGAGCCGTGTTTTAGTTTTTTGAACCAAGATGGAATATTTAATTTAATAGGAGTGGGATGATCTTGATTTAAATTTACATAATCTTTGTGTGAAATAAATTCAATTTGTTTATTAAACATAAATTTTTATTACACAAAAAATTATAAAAGTAAATCTTAAAGTAATTCTAAAGGATGGAAAGCATTTTCCCCTTGATCCATAACATATTTAATCACTGTGCTTTCAAGTGGATTGCCTTCAGTTATCACAGAAGAAGGATTTATATTTTTAAGATAATCTCTAAAAGAAATAACTAATGACCGCATGGGTTTATTTTGAGTTCTTGGTTTTGTTAACCAATTTTCTGTAATATTTAAATGATGTTTAATATCTTCACTAAATAATTCAGCTGTTGAATAAGAAACGGCTGGTGCTGAAGTCCAAATTACATTTGATCCATCACAAGATACAAAATCTTTAATTCCTTTTTTAAAATTTAAATAATCTGTATTGTCAATTTCAATAATACTTCTATGCTCATTATGAAAATTTTTATTTTGATCCATAATAGAATTATTCTCAGCCATTTGATGAATTCCTGAAAAATCATTAAGATTAAAAATTAAGTATGCCATTTTTATGCTCCTGTGTTTTCAAATATTGCTATTGCACCGTCAGTACCACTACCGCCAGCGCCTGCAGGATTAGTTCCTCTGTTTCCTCCACTTCCACTAAAGCCGCTAAAAATTCTTATGTTTGTATCAGAAATACCACCTGGAGCATTTCCGCTACTTCCAGTACTTCCACCAGGTGTTACAGCAGGGTCGTTTGGTGCGCCTCCACCACCGCCTCCCCCGTTGGCTGTACCAACATCAGTTAAAGTGGTTGCTCCACCGCTATTTCCTGCATTTCCAAATGCATTTGACCCATTTCCTCCATTCCCTGCTGAACCAACTGAAAAACTTTTTGAAAAAGGTGGAGTGATTGGAAAAGAGAATACACCATAACCACCTGTTCCTCCGGCACCGCCACTGACAGCACGGCCGCCGCCACCGCCGCCACCGCCGGCTCCCGCTATGTAAGCTAAACCAGAGCTAGCATTATTCGATGCAGTAAAAGTTCCTGCTGAATTAGTAATATGTTTTGGAACAAATCCTCCTCCACCTGCTGATCCTGAAGAGGCAGCTGTAATTCTTCCTTGCGCATCAACTGTAATAGATGCTGAAGTAAATGACCCTGCAGAAACTGAAGTATTTGCTAGTTTGTCTGCAGTAACAGCATCGTCTTCAATCATATCAGTAGCAACTTGTACTTCACCAATAGTTCCAGCAGAGGCTGCTCCCAAAACTCTATTTGCAGTTGTAGTGTCTTGCATTTTCGCAAAAGTTACAGCATCATCTGCAATTTGTGAAGTTGCGATTGTGCCTGTTAAATTTGCAGCAGCAACAGTTCCACCTAAAGTGTCTAATGAAATTTCATTTAGGTTAGTTCCATCTGAATATGCTGCATAAATTTTTGCTTGGTCTAAAGTAAATCCTGTTCCTGATGCAGTTTTGATTGTGAGGTTTGTTGGATTAGTTAATCCTGTTGCATCAAAAATATAAAATTTTTCGATTGAATCTGGAATAGTACAAACTGTGCTTGCTGCTATTGTTGCAGTTGCAAATTTTATTACTAGATTTCTAGCGTTTGATATTGCACCATCAGACATTGCAAGAGCTAAAGTTCCACCACTTGAAAGTGTCACTTGTTCAAAACCTGCAACGGCTTGTTGTACTAAATTTAAATTTGTGTTTGTTTTATCTCCCCATGTACCAGCGTTTTCACCGGTTGCCATAAGTTCTAGTTTTAAATCACTTGAGTAAGTTGATGCCATAATTTTAATCTCCTAAATAATATTTATAATACAATAACTAAGCAGCCAAATCAACAGGAGTCCAAGTATTATTTACTCCTAGATCTATTTCAGCCCATGCAGTTATATTAAGGCTTCCTATTGATGCTGTCAATTCTATGCCAGTTACATCAATTCCTGCTCCCGCATCAATAGTAACAGATCCAACAGAGGTAGTAGCCTGTAAGCCCGATACACCAATAATTTGTCCTGGAATTTCAGCGTGTTGTCCAAGTGATAGAGTTCCTTGTAAACCAGTCACAGATTCAGTTGTTGTTTGTACTAAGCTAAAAGTGCCTAAAGTTATTGACATTTGTATGCCAGTAACGTCTACAGGAGTTTTTAAACCTGCTACTGTGTTGCCTACAGAACCTGTTAAAGAACCCGCACTAGAGACCGTAACATTAGCGTCAGCATTAATAGTTAAAGAATCTATTGTAAAGTCTAATTGATCTTCTGCAGCAAGAACAATTATATCTTGATCAATTTTTAGTGAGAAACTACCTTGTGTTGAAGTTATTTCAGATCCAGTTACAGCAACAGTTACATCTGTAAGTCCAACTTCTTCACCTATTGAAGAAGTTAGAGACTGTCCAGTAAGAGCTACTGAATAATTTACTCCCCAAGCAAATGAACCCCAAGCACCTCTACTCCAACCTTCTCCTGTTAGAATACTCTCGTCAACAGTCGCAGCACTAATTTGAGTATTGAAAACTGTTCCTGTGACAGGCACTCCAATTCCAACAACTGTGCTTCCTATTCCAGAAGACATAGTTACAGGACCAGGATCTTCTATTAAAACAGAAGTTCCACCAACTGTTGTTCCTTGTGATGAAGTTAATTGTATACCTGAAACACTTACATCAGCATTTGCTGTAACTGATTCAGAACCTATTGATGATGTTAATGATATGCCACTAACGGAAACTATTTCGTCAGAAAGATCTCCCCATTCCGATGCTCCCCATGTCTTTCGTCCCCATCCAGTGGCCATATCATTTTAATCCTTATGCTAATCTTAAAATCGCAGCAGATGTTGTGAACGCAGGAAACTGAATTGTAAATGTTCCAGACGTTGCAGTTTTATCTCCACCAAAATCTAAAACAGCAACAGCATCAGTGGTGCCTGAACCACCGTTAGTTGTTGTATTATAAATTAAAGCTCCTCTTGCAGTAAGAGTTACACCTACGAATGATAAGTCAGCAAAATCTGTGATAGCCACAGAAGATGAAACTTTAACACCTTGGTTTACTAATGCTTTTCCACCTGCACTATAACCTGATGAAGATACTTCAGTGTTTGATCCACCACCTGGGTTTGTTGCATAGTTAGTAGTTGATTTTCCTAAAGTTGCAGAACTTGTAAACATCGCTAACTTGTAAGTGTCAGATGATGTATCAAAGTCATGCTTTGCTTGTAGCAATTGTTTCTTAAAAGAATCACATATTGCGTTTGTTGTTATTGCCATAATTGGCCTCCTTTTTAATTTGTGTTAGGAGTAGGACTTGGAATTTTTATTCTTGGAACTCCATCATCGTACTCAGCTCGTCTTCTTCTACCCATTTGTTGTAGGGCAAAATTCTGTACTTCTTCATTATACTTACTTTCATAGAGCTTGTACATATCCATGGGTCCTTTTAAAAATCTAAAACATTCAGCTAACACACCATGAAGTAACATCGATTCTTGATATTTAGCTAAATATGTTTGATTTGATGATGTAAATTCTGGCGGGTCCTGTATATAATTTATTTGAATTGTATCAGCAGCGGCAGGTACAGGTGCTACAATAATATTAAGTTCATCCCAATTAGCAAAATATCTAGGAGTTCCTTGTGCTCCAGTTCCATTAAATTCCGATATAAAACTAGTATCTCTTTTTTCTAAAAAGCTTCTATTTCCACTACTATCTAAGCGTTCAACAGATCTTAAAATTAACGCATCTGATGGCATAGAAACTGCACGATTTCCTGCAGTAAAATTAGAATTTGCATATTTTCTAAGATCATCATAATCTACTTTACCGGCTACATCTAATTCAACATTTCTAATAAATTCCTGTATTTGTGAATCAGATAAAACAGTGCTACTGACCTCTGTATAGTTTCTTACTTGTGTTAAAAAATTTGCATGTGTAATAGCCATTATGTAATATTTACCTCTACCTTTCCTATTGTGGATAACAATTCTCTTCTTCTATTTTGTAATGAGGGATCTTCTGGTATCATACTATGTAAAATTGAAGTTACTTGAACACCATCAATGACTCTTGTAATTATAATATCTTGAGTTTTAAATGCAAATTCACCAGGTAAGGTTAAATTAGCTACACCAACCATTGCGCCACCTGAATTAGTAATAGTCACATCACTTGTATTTGTATTAATAAAAGGCTGGATTGGTTGTTGAAATTTTTGGTTTCTTGAATTTTGTAAAGCTATTGCATCAGCAGTATTATGTTTCCTTCTAATCTGTGGGTGTTTTGGTTCAAATTCAGAGATATGTACCAAAGAACCATTCCATTCTTTTACCATTTCTGTATATGGAAAAGCCATTCCTGATCTATCTGATATAGCTTGAGATCTTTTTCCTGTTGCGTATTTAGCCATTATATGCCTGTCGGGTAAAATGATTGTGGTGTAATATATGTAGAAGTTCTTTGACCATCTTCATCTAGGGCTCTTTTTAGTTGATCTTCATATATTAATTTATTTTGTTGGACTAGCTGTGGTGAATTTTTCATAGCAAGATAGTAAGCTAATCCTGACACCATACATGGTAAAAACCTAAAAACCACATCTGCCTCATTTGTATATACACCTGCGTCTTCGATTCTTTTAATTACGTAATATTTTAAAGTTGTGTAAGTATTTAAATCTGGTGCTTGATATAAATAAATTTTTGGAGTTGTCTCTCTTTCAACAAAATATTGAGAAGGTTGTCCCAATGCTAATTTATTTGGTAGAGCAGCATAAGCAGATCTATCTATTTTTGTAAGAGAAACATCTTGCGTATTAGCATTATTTGATGAAGCAGCGGTTGAAGATATAAATGCCTCGAGCACGTCACTGACGTTTGATTGCACGCTATATTCAGCCTGTCCTGAAACCAAAGAATTTTCATGTAAATCTACTTTCCATAAATGAATTCCTCTATTGGCCCATTCAGCAAATAAAAGATTTAAACTTATTCTTGCAGATTTTAAACTACGCCCACTTGTTGTGGTCAAACCACATCTTTCATAAGCTTCTTGAATTATTTCCTCTATTGATAAATCAAAACTAGTCGTTCCTGAAGTCGCCATTTTAATCCTTTTTACGGTTGTACAATTTCTTAGATTGTATCACTTTTTGACTAAATTTTGAAGACCTTAGACTTTTTGCTATATAATTTGGCAAGGACACGTTTTTTTTTCTTTTTTTCATCTCTTGCTCCTCTTAATTTACCTTCTACTTGTTTTTTAATTTGTGATCTTCCAATGGGCATGTTTACTCCTTAAATATATAATATAATACTTTTATGTTTAAATCTACAACCTAATTTGACTATCATTTCTTCCGATTTGTCCTATTGGCTTAATATTCATAGCAATAGAATATCTATCTTGATCTCCAAAATAATAAAATATTCTGTGTTTTAAATAACTAGGAAAAACAATTAAATCGCCCTTTTTTACATTTTGCCTACAATTACTATTAAAAAAGAAATTATCTAAAGGTTCTTTGTTTATATCCCATGGTAAAATTTGTGGTCTTACAAATTCTATTTTAATATCGTCTTCTATTGTTCCTGATGGATAGTAAACAGCACTTAACCAATAGTTAGCATGGGAATGTGTTTCTGAAAAACCTTTAGATTTAACTAAGGTTGACCAACTATTTTGTATTTCAAAATCGGTGTTTATACCCATATCTTTTAAACCATCTTTTATTATATTATTAAATTTTTCTTTTATCAAATCACCGTATGTTAATGTTGGAAAAATATTTTTATTTTTAGATATTAAAGATTTTGTTACGTTTTGTATATTAATATCATCATCACAAAACTCATATTGTAATTTTTTTAAGTCTTTCAAAATTTGCTCATCATTTAATTGAAGATCCTCAAAGTATAAAAACCATTCAGAAAAAGGAATAGTAATCATACAAGATCAACTGCCTTACCTGTAATTGGTTTGTATTTTGTTTTACCTTCTTCTCTGTAAGCTCTCATAAATTGTGCTCTTGGTTGAAATGGTATGTAGCTTGCATGTATCCATCCTGAGTTAGGTTCTCCAGGCGTGTAGTATTCGAGTATTAGCTGATCTGTTTCACAGTTCATCTTTACCCAATCGGCAACCTCTGCATTATCTACACCTATTACTTCGAAATCAACGGCCTCAGCTTTTGAATGTTGGCTAGTCAAACTCGATCCGATGGCTACACACAACTCTGGACTACGGAACCCGCTAGTCACCTTAACTCTGCCAAAATGATCTCGTACAGGCTGTAAAATTTTTTCACAAAGTGTTTTTAATTTATCTATTTGATCTGCATTGGGCTCATTATCGATACCCTTACGTATTGCAGTATCTGATTTGGTTAACTCTTGAAGCGAAAAATTTCGTGTAAGTTTCATTAGTTATACCCTATATTTTTCTTTTATTGCACCAACTAAAATTTTTTTGTTATAACAATTAAGTGATTTGTGTTTTAATCTTGAGTCAAAAATAACAAGCAGACCTTTTTCTGGAGAAATTACATCATTTTCAAAAAAAGTATTTCCAATAGCATCATTCAGATATAGAATAAAACTATATTCTTCTGTCTTAAAATGATCATGTTCTTCTTGGGCTCCATTTTGATAATATTCAATATAGTGTATATGAAAGATATCTTTATAAAAATCATGTCCATTTAAAATTTGTTTTTTTAAAGAATCATCAAATAAATTGACAATATTTGGAGTTTGAAAACCATTTTTAGTTGCGGTTTCGTGAGAAGTGTCAAAAAATTTATTTTTATTTTTATTAATTATATTTATAATATTATTTACTATTTTATTTTCAATTTTGTTTTTAGATAACATAAATTTATTTATTTTAATATTAACTTTTTAATAGATAAAGATCCATCTATATTTACTTCTAATTCTGCTTCAGATCTCACACATGCATATCTTATATTATGAGATACACCACGTCTAGCTTTACGAGCCCCCTCTAGACATGCTTTTAATCCAGGTTGGATACG